AAGTAAGACAAAGCTTGCGCCTGCTGTCCAGGCATTACGCCAGTCATTCCAGCCTGCTTCTGCATCTGTCCTAGCTTTGCAGTGATTAAAGACTGTAAGCCTGAAGATAATCCACCACCTAAGCTTGCTCCTATCTCAGCACTTGGAGAAAGCTTATCAAGTATCGTTGTTGCCATTACTTTCCTCCCTGATTTTGAAACATATTTTCAAGCTTCGGCATCATTTTCTGTAATTGTTGAGCTTGAAAACCTTGGCCAAACATAGGCATACTGCCCTGGAATAAAGACTGTCCAAATCTCTGCAATCCACCCATCTGTCCTGGTTGATATATATTATCAAAGCCAGGCTGCATACCAATGCCTAAAAGCTGTTGTAATAGGCCTCTATTTTGCAAACCATATTGTGCGCCTTGAGCAGCTAGTCCTTCTTCAAGGTCTGCGCCAGCTCCGGCAGCTGCACCCATGAAATCACTTGATCTCTGTCCACCCTGGCCAAAAGAGGTAAAACGTTCAGCTAATGAAGGTATAGTCTGAGTTTGAAATTGTGATCTTGCTCGTTGTGCAATAGGATCAAAGCCTTGTGACGGATCTTGCAATCCTTGCATAGCCATTTGTCCTGCCTGTTGTTGCCAAGCTTGTTGTTGTGGACTTAATATTGGTAACTGTGTTGTCTGAGCTTTCTGAGATTTTCCAAAAAGAGAACCTAAAGCCCCTAGACCAGCTGCTCCTGCAGATAAACCTAACATTGTTGGTGATGGTAAACCAAACATAATACTCCCTTTCTAATTTTATTACAGCTCCACATACTCGACTACTACATAGGTCGTCGTAAATGCACTTCTATCTTTTCCGACTGTTATATTAATATATGTAGCATCTACGTATAACTCAATTATATCAGCTGCGGTAGAAGTAGCATAAGGAATAGGTAGATAAATCTTACCTGTTAGATCTGACGTAGTACCATATATCCTTGTAAATTTATATGACCAATTAGCATCAAGATCATGAGCTATCTGTGTATTGCCCGCAGCATTCTTCAATACACCAAAATCTATTACCTTTCTATAGACCGGCCTCTGTACCTGTCTATCAGGATCAAAATAACTTTGGCCAGCAAGAGTTTCAGTAGCGTCATAGATACCTATATCCTTTGAGTTAATAGATAACAACAAGTTATTAACGTTATCAGAAATAGATGTTAAAAGAGTCTTGAACTCAGGAGACTTAACGTCTATCGAATCTATCTTAGATGTATCTATTACGTTACTTATGGATAATAATGTTGAATTATCTAATGCCATTACCTACCCTCCTTCATGGTATATAAAATCATACCCTGTAACTCAAAGTTAGCTAAAGCATACTTCTTATCAAGCATCTGATCTTCACTCAAAGTTATGTTTATATTCACGAAATCACCAAGCGCCTGAAAATAAATAGTCTTCCAGAGTATATCCCTATAAACCTCTAAAGGATTAAGAATAATATCTCCATGAAGATCTAGAACATTAGTTCCTAAAGAAGCATTAGAAACATTACCCTCGTTAACAAAATCAATACCCTTTATAGCGTCTACATTATAGTTAACTATAGCTTTACCATTTCCAGTATTCTTTATACAAAAATCCATCCTGGCTAGGTATACTCTATCACCAGTCTTAACATACGGGTTCCAGTCCTTAGACTGAAGTTCTATCTTAGAGACTCTTGATAAAGTACCATTGCCTACATAAGTACCAGCAAAAGTAAGATCGGTTAATAATATTGAATCAGCGTCAATCCAAACAGCTTTAAATATATTGTTATAAGATGCAACAGAATCTCTAGTTACGCTTATGTTACTGTCTATAAGCTCAACGTAATCTCCATCTGCTATATTATGTTTAGGAATAGTTAACGTTGCTATACCAGTCGCTATAGTTAAGTTAGCTATAGGTAAGACTTTAGCATTATAATTTTTAGTATTATCGATTGAAAACAGGTATCCCTTATGGTTACCAGCTATAATTCTTCTAGACTGTGCTTGTCTGTATCCGCTTCCCCATGTAGCATCGGAACTCCAAGGTCCAGCTGATGACCATGTAATATCTCCGGACTGTTCAAAATAACCAAAAGTTGTTATCGTATCGTCATAAATTGACCATGACCTACTATCATAATTATAAGCTAATATCTTGTTAGGATATTTGTGCGTAGATTCGTTGGCATAATCTAAAAAGGTCCAATAAATAAAGTTATTTGAATAGTCTTTGATGCCATTAACAAGCTGTGTTCCTTCAGCAGATCTTAAAAAGCTAAATATTTCATCTGGTATTTGTTTATCTATGCGACCAACACTTACACCGTTACAGGCGTAAACACCAGTAGTATCTATAGTCAAAATCTCACTCTCAATATTAACAGTAGAGAAGGTAGACTCACACCCAACGTCAGCAGAAATAGACTTCCATATAAAGGGTAAACCTGTATTTCCTGTATATGCTAACTCCCAAGTGCTACGTTCAAAATAGACTATAAGCCTATCCTTAATAACAGCAGCTGACATTATCTGTTCCTCAATTGGAGCGTCTATATATCCACCACCATCAGCTTTATCAGCACCAATAACCTGTCTTCGCTGTAGCCATGCATTATTACTAAATGGATTACCGTTATGTGAGTATCTAACCCTATTAGGATGAGCAGAGTTAGTAATCGTTGGAGCTATATCTTTTTCAACAGTATTTAATAGTAAGAGTCTATTTTTCCAAGCTATTATTATCTTACAGGAAGAAACTATATCTGAAGCTGAATTAAACTTTGTATAAGCTGAAAAGTCTCCCCATGTAGTATTGTCATAATAATAAATAGGATCATCAGTAGCTGGAGGATTAACTCCTAATGTATAGTTAAAGTTCGTTGTGAATAAAGCTATTTGATCGGCTGTTGGTCCTAGATAGTTAGCTGACCAGAAGAACTGTTTATAGTCTCCATGAAATGTAGCAGTAAACGTAGTGTCTTTAATAAAAGATGTTCCGGAATACCTATAAATAAACTGAGTATCATAAACATATGTCGCATGCTCGTTTACTGGTCCCTTTTCATAATGCGTTATCCCCATTATAGGTTCACATGGATAAAAATATATTACGCTAGCTGGAGTTGCTCCAGTAATAGTATAAGCGCCAGTTGTTGTATTAAATGTTCCAGCTCCAGCACCCGTTGAAAGCATTGCTCCAGGAATCCCCAAAGCAGGAACGGTAAATATCTCTGTGTCTATAGAAAACTGTTGACCTACCTTAAATATAAGTCCAGGAACTATTCCAGTAGCTGTTCCTGCTACTGTTGTTGTGCCATATCCAGTAGGATAAAAATATGTTGTTATAGTAGGCGTAGCTCCGTTAATAACAAATGCTCCAGTGGTAGTATCAAATGTATGAACTGTAGCAGCACCTGTAGTTGCCATTACGCCAGGAGTTCCTAAAACAGTAACAGTAAATATCTCTGTACCTATAGAAAACGATTGCCCTACAGCAAATACTGTACCAGCAACAGTTCCAGCAAGATCTCCAGCTCCACTAGTTGCTCCTAGGTCTTCAGTAGTACTCAGTAATCCTATCCTCGCTCTTGACAATAATTGATCGCCAATAAGAGCAGAGCCAAACCTTTTCTGGATTTTACCCCTAGATACATGCAAGTTCTGCAACTTACTGAATGAATTATCTGTTGTCAGCCAACTCGCCATGTCCTTAACTAGTCCACTCTTATATGGAGCTATTAAAAAGCGATCATATGCCATGTTAGATTCCTATAGCTAAATAAGTAAACTGACACGTATCTAGATCGTTTTGATATCTCCTTGTTGCTACAACAGTAAAATTATCTGTGCCGCCATACCCTCTAAGCCTTATTTCTCTATTCATATTAGCGCCATCTGTTCCATAAGGAGTTAACTGAACAGAATAGACTACTGTTGGGAATGGAGTAGCATAAGAAATTGTTCCAAGGCCAGTAGCAGTAGCTAATCCCCATTTCAATATTAAACCAGATGGTAATACTTCGTATCCAGGAGTAGCGTGTCCTACCGTAGACGGAGTTAAGTTAAATATTGTTCCACTGTTTTCTTTTCTAAGGTACAAGTTAGGCTCAGTAACATTATCTTTAATATACAACGCCATTTCATTAACCAAAGTAGCCTGGTCAACCTGCTCAGTAAGCTTGACCCATTTATGCTTACCTTGACCGTTAGCTGCGCCAAAGGTTTCGTGATCTACTGAAATAACAGTATTAATATCTAAGAAATTTTGTTTAATTTTAGGCTGACTTACTGAAAGAGTTTCATCAATAGTAAAAGGAACGTCGGAATATGCCATTTATTCTCCTCCTGAGTATATTGTAGGAACACGCTTTCTTGCATTTTGAACAATCTTGCGTCTCGTAATCAATACTTCTTGTTTTTTAAACTGAGGCATAAGTATTTGAACACCTTCAGTATCTAATCTATCCTGTAAAATCTTTATAGCTGCTCCATATGATATGTATTCAGCCCATTCAGCTAGCTGTGGAAGACCAGTAGTAAGTTCTGTAGGCCTAATATTAACAGTAACTTCTACTCTGTATGTCATGTCAGGAACAGGTCTTAATGTAAACTTGTCTTCAACAAATAAGATACTTGTGGGTTTACTTGCTACATAATTTACCGCTTGAATCCATACATATTCGCCAGAAGCAGGAGGTGTAGTGAATGTTATATCGTATACACCCGTTGTGTATGTAATATAACTAAAAGCGTCGACTGAACCAGTAAAGCCACCCGATCCGTTATCTACTAAAACAAGAGGGAAACCTGCTGTATCTACCGTAGAAACTGTTACCTGATCTTTAAGGATAGGGTGTGCGTCAAGAGTACCAGTAAAAACTGTAGTAATACCATTTCCTGTACCTATGTTTACCTTATAATTAGGTTTAGGATACATTGTATAAAATTCTTCAGTATCCTGGAAAAACTGTACTTCGCTTCCAGCCACATAAATAGGGTCAATAACATTGGTGTATCTATTTTTAAAATTGTACAACGGAGCCGTAGTATCAATTGTATTTGTTTCATATATATCTACATTTGCTGACGTGAAAAAGGTTAGAACCTGTTCCAAGGAGTCTAGCTTCAATTGTGCAGGCATATCATAAAGCATAAAAGTATTAATATAGTTATCTATATCAGCATCTGATATCTGAGATGATGAAGGGTTTCTCGTAATACGTCTTATCCTTATTCTTATCTGCTCTAATGTAGATAATGTGTTATCTGGTGTAGGCATAACATTTATCCTAAAACTAATTATAAGTATTAAATAAGTTCTATCTTGATGAAGTAAATAATCTCGATGTATCTAAATCTTCATCTTCAAAAAACTCTAAACTTTCAAAATTGTATCTTCTCTTAAACCTAGCAACACGTTCAAATGATTTACCATTCTCATCAGTAGCATATTCATGGATAGGAACCTTACCTGTTGTAGCTAAATGCTTAGCAACACACTTAGGAAGAGTTCTAATC